TAGGAACTAACTATACAAAAGATGATTTAATGAATCCAGAAATTAGTAAATTAGTTGGTAAAACATATCTTAATCAACAATTAAAAAGATTTGGAAGTAAAGAATTAGCATTAGCGGCATATAATCTTGGCCCTACTGATGTACAAAATATAACTAATGGAAGTATGTTAAACTATTACAAGCTACCTAACGCTGTAAAAAGTTATGTTAGCACTGTGCTTAATAAAGTAATTCCAGAAGTAAAACCAAAACCAACTAGATAAAAAGTTTCCCGATGAGTAATCGGGATTAGTGCACGGCTACTCATACATTAGGTATGACCCCTATGCACTTAACAACCAAATCGGCTACTCGCATATTGCGACCCCGAAGGAGGAAACATGGCTCAAGCGAAAGCTAAAGAAGCTGAACTACAAAGTAAAGAAAACGAGGTTGTCGAAGAAGAGTCAACTCTATATAAAAATGCATATCATAAAGATTTGGATAAAGAAGTAGAAGACCCAAGACAAGCTGTACAGGACACCGATGAGGCCACTCCTGAAGAAACAGGTTTCATTACAAAAAATGAAACACAACCTAACCACGACTATAAGAAAAGATATGATGACCTTAAAGCTCATTATGATAGAAAGCAAAACGAAAGTAAGCAAAAAACTGAAGAGTTAGAAGCTAAACTTAGAATTGCAGAAAAGAACAAGGCTATGGCGAACTATGTTCCGCCAAAAACTGATGATGAACTTATTGAGTTTAAGAAAAAATATCCAGACGTATATGATGTGGTAGAAACAATATCTCAAAAGCAAGCTACACGACAAGTTGAATCTCTACAAAAAGAGGTAGAAACACTTCGTAAGAGAGAAGATGATTTGATTGTGCAGAGTGCGTATAGGGAATTGTTAAATGCTCACCCAGACTTTACTGAAACAAAAGATACACCAGAATTTTTAGAATGGTTAGATGGACAACCTCCATCAATATCAGATGGTGTAACTAAAAACAATAAAGATTCTAAATGGGCAATTCGTGTTCTAGATTTGTACAAAGCGGACAAGGGTTTAAGCAAAAGCAAACCCAAATCAAATGCTAGTGCGGCAGAAAGTGTGACAAGGACAAAGGCCAAGTCTGTAAACGTTGATGGCAACACTAACAAGAAAGTTTGGAAGGCATCCGAGATTCAAAAGATGAATCCTGCGATGTATGAAAAGTACGAGAAGGAGATTGATTTAGCTTTTAAAGAAGGCAGAATTGATACTCGTGCTTAAACTTAACCTTAAAGGAGAACTAAAATGGCTATATCAGCATCTGCGGGTTATGACAATTTACCTTCGGGCAATTGGCTACCTAGCATTTATTCGCAAAAAGTTCTCAAGTTTTTCCGAAGAAGCTCTGTTGTTGAGGGTATCACTAACACTGATTACACAGGAGAAATTGAAAACTACGGCGACACGGTAAGAATCATTAAAGAACCGGCAATTACGGTTCAATCTTACACAAAAGGTTCTCAAACTAATCTACAAAATATTGCAGATGACCAAACTACTCTTGTAGTTGACACTGCAAATTATTTTGCTTTCAAAGTAGATGATATTGAAGAAAGACAATCACATATTAACTTTGAAGCATTAGCTACCTCTTCTGGTGCTTATGCTCTAAAAAGAAAATATGATAGAGATGTCTTAGAAGATATATCAACTACTTCTGGTATTAATGCAGGTACATCTGTAACTGCTAACACTGGTGATTTAGCATACAGTGTAATTGCAGAAGCGGCTAGAAAACTAGACGACCAATCTGTACCAGAAGAAAATAGATGGTTTGTAGCACCTCCAATTTTTTACGAACAACTATCTGCGGCGGCATCAAAAGTTATGGATGCGTCTGTAATGGGTGATGGCGTTTCAGCGTTGCGTAATGGATTGGTAACAACTAAATCTATTGCAGGAATGAGCCTGTACAAATCAACAGCATTAAATATTTCTGGAACTGACATTATTACTGCATCTGGCTCTTCAAACGAGTACTATGTATTAGCAGGTCATATGTCTTCTACTTCAACTGCTTCGCACATTGCGAAAACAGAAGTTGTAAGAGACCCAGATTCATTTTCTGACATCGTTAGAGGATTGCATGTTTATGGTAGTAAGGTTTTAAGACCAGAAGCTATCGTAAGAACTGCAGTTGTTCTAACATAATATAGGAGGATTTACAAATGGCGACAGTTAGTAAAGTTACTGGTGGAACTAGTGGACATCCTTCTACTAGAAGAAAACCTTATTGGGTAGAAAATACCATTGATAACTCTTTGTTTGACCCTGCAAATGGTGACATTATACAAGCGTTAAATGTACCTGCAGAAACATTAGTTATTGCGGCAGGATTAGAAGTATTAACTGCTTCTTCTTCTTCTGTAACAATGGATTTAGGTATCACAGGTTCTACAGCAGGTCACAATGACCCAGATTGTTGGGTAGATGGCTATGATGCTACAGGAACTGGTCATGCTCCAATGGATGCAACTGATGCGGCGGCAATGTTAATTGTCAAAACAGCAGACACTATTGATATCTTAATCGGCGGTGCACAAGACACTGCGGGTAAAGTAAGAGTATGGGCACTAATGTGTGATATTAGCGGTTCAGACGAAACTGCTTCAAACAGCTCATAATTATAATGGGGGCATACACTGCCCCCTTTTTAAATTTTTATAGGTATATTAATGACGAAATGGAATATGACAGAGGGGCAAATAACAGTAGATAAAAAAGTTATTGCTACCGGTCAACAAACAAAACCTTTTTTTGAAGATGATACAAGCAAGTTAGAAGAGCGAGTATCAAAACTAGAAACTAAATTAGATAGAATATTAAACATATTGGAGAAAAAAATTGATTAGACCTTGTGATTGTGGAAAAGAAATAGAGTGTACTTGCATGCCCTGCACAGACTGTGGTGCATTAAGAATGTCTGATTGTGTATGTCCAGATAATTGTGATACTTGCAGTGCCTAAAGAATTAAAAAAAAGATTAAAGAAACAAGCAAAAAAGTTAAAATTAAATGAAAAAAGAACAGATGCATACGTCTACGGCACCATCAAAAAAATTGAAAAAGCCAAAGGCAAAAAAAGAAAAAAAAGAACTAAATGAATTAGGATTTCCTTTGGATGACCCGTATGGGTTGGCAGAGGCGTTTTGGACTATATTTACTAAACCTAAAAAGGAGACAATAAAATGATGAAAAATGGAATGAAGCCTAAAAAGAAAATGTACGGCGGTGCTATGAAAAAGAAAAAGAAAAAGAAAATGAATGTAGGTGGTAAAATGAAACCAGATTACATTGATTTAGATAAAGATGGAGATAAAAAAGAATCTATGAAAAAAGCTTCTATGGATATGAAAGAGAAAAAAATGTATGGCGGTGCTATGAAGAAAAAGAAAAAAATGATGGGTGGCACTATGAAGAAAAAGAAAACTATGTATGGTGGCGGAATGATGACAAGACCTAAAAAGAAGATGATGTATGGCGGCAAAAAGAAAAAGTAAGTCTACTGTAAATAAAGCAGGAAACTATACTAAGCCCGGTATGCGTAAAAGAATATTTAATCGCATAAAGGCACAAGCATCTCATGGAACTAGGGCCGGTCAATGGTCGGCTAGGAAGGCTCAAGCATTGGCTAAGGCTTACAAGAAAGCAGGTGGAGGATACAAATAATGGCTGAAACAAAAACAATAAAAGCACCTAAAGGGTATCATTTTATGAAAAGCAAAAGTGGACTTAAACTTATGAAACACAAAGGTAAGTTTGTTCCACACAAAGGCGGTTCGCTTACAGTAAAGTTGCCAATACAAAAAAGACATGGCTCTAGCTAAGTCTCAAAGAAGTTTAAAAGCTTGGGGTAAACAAAAATGGAGAACCAAGTCTGGTAAAAAATCTAGTGTAACTGGTGAAAGATATTTACCAGAAAAAGCTATAAAAGCATTATCTGCAAAAGAATATGCCGCTACTACCAGAGCTAAAAGAAAAGCTAAGAAAAAAGGTAAACAGCATAGTAAACAACCAAAAAGAATAGCAAAGAAAACTGCTAGTTATAGGAGATACTCATAATGCCTAGAAAAGGATTATATGCAAACATTCACGCCAAAAGAAAGCGTGGAGAAAAAATGCGTAAGAAAGGTGCTAAGGGTGCACCTAGTGCGGCTAATTTTAGAAGAGCCGC